TGCGAGGGGGAGGGGGTGGGAGGGTATGCCCCCTGGGGTCGGTCATGACACTTGGGCCGCGTCGATCCGGTCGAGGTCGAACCGCTTGTGACAGGGGACGCATCGCGCCGAGTAATGCTCGGGTTTGTCACTGTAGGCAACTGGTCGGAGCATCAGCCTCAAGGTCGCGTGCTTCTCGTTTGGGTCGTCATGGTTGTAAGACCAGTGATAGGCGGACTGCCCACAGTCGACACACGAGTGCAACGAGGCGGAGCCGTGCAAGCGCCGCACCCTGTCATGCGCTGCGGCATAACCGACATCTTCGCCTGCCCATGCGTGGTTAGCCTCACCTGTTGGCATGTTGCGTTCGCTATACGCTATGGCCTTGAGCGGGTCGCCGTGCCTGCGCTTGCGGGTCCCGTGCATGGAACATAGGCCGCCCTCTAGGTCTGGCTTGTGGCATCCGTCTATGTGACATTCGGGGCTTCGCTGCTTGCGCCTCAGTTCGGCAGCGTTACCGATTGACTGGCCTCGGTATTGGCGGTGGTAGTGCATCTTGCATAGGTCGGCTGACTTGGTCCTAGTCGGCTTGGTGCAGCCGTCGACTGTGCATGTACGATTGTCCATATCGAATCCTCCAGAGATTCGGTCATGCTCCCGGCTGTTAGCGCAGCGCGGGAGCTTTCTTTGTCTACCAAATCGGGCTGATTGGCAGCGTCTTGGTTTCAACTACGGTAGGTGGTTTGCGTCTGTTGAGTTGGCCGCCAAGGCTTTGGTTGCAGTGCCGGCAGATGATCCTAACCGAGTCGATATGATCCTGCCCCCCTCGTGAGTGGGGGATGATGTGGTCAACTTCGGGGCTGTTGGGTCTGCCTGAGTATTCCCAGTCAAGCCCAATGCGGCAGAGTGGGCAGCGCGTGAGCCCTTGCTCTATCGCTGCTGCCCTGGCTTGTGCGACTACACGCTTCCATTGGGCCGTGCCCGTGCGTGACGTAGCCATGCGCCCTCCTGCTTGGTTGGTGATCTACTTTGCTAGGCCGCGTGCCTCGATGGTTGGTCGGCGTGCGTTCGATCAGCTGGCTACCGTGGATTCGAACCACGAACCGACGCATTAACAGTGCGTTGCTCTGCCGTTGAGCTAGTAACCATTGGCCGCTGCATCCCCTTCTCGGATAGGGCACCCGTTCCGGCCTAAGTGTTACCGGCTTTATTAGCTTGGCGGCTGTTCGCCCAGTTCCTACATGTCGGTCGCTGGGGTAGTGGAGGCGGCCTGACTTGCACAGGCTGCATTGCTGACTTGGCGCCTCCTGGAACGCCGCCTGGTTGGGGGACCCTGGCGGGGCTCCGGCTTGTGGGCCCGTGTGGAAGGTTCCGGGCAACAAAAAAGGCCGATCCGTTGGGTCGACCTGAAAAATTAGCCACGTCTCCGCAGCCACGACTCACACTACCCGACTTTGGTAACTTCCGCCACATGTCTATCTTCTGGCGTGTCGAGGGCGCGGAGTAGCCAGGCGACTTGATTGCCGGACCAGTGCGCCCCACATCCGGCGCATTCGATGTCCCATGCCTCGATCTTGGCGAGGTTGCCGTCGTCGTCCCAGCATCCGAGGGAGAGGGTGACGTTGCGCTCTTCACCATGCAGGGCGAGTCCGCACGCTGGGCAGGTTTTCCCGGTGAGTTTGCGGCGTGGTCGGACGGGCCATAGGTAGGCGGTGACACGGTCAATCCAGCCGAGCAGCACGCCCGCTAAGTAGCTCTCCCATTCGGCGCTGATGGTCGCGGATGGGTAGGCCTGCAAGAGGGCTTCAAGTTCTCCGTTCCAGGCGTTGCCGGTCGCTTCGTTGTAGTCGCGGCGTGCTTCCTTCTCGATGTCGCCGAGCATGTCCAGCGCGGTCGGGTCGATAGGGATTGGAGCACATTCAGCACCGCTCCCGCCTGAACTGTTCCGCCCTGGCGTGACGGCGAGGCGCAGTTCGGCGAGCAGTGCGGGCATTTCCCGTAGCGAACCGTCGCGGGTCTGCGTCAGGTGCGGGCGCGTGAGTCTGTGCACGCTGTCATTCAGAGTCACTGCTTGGCTCCTAGGATTTCGTTGGGTGCGGGTAGGCCGCTGAGTTCGGCGTATACGTGCATCAGCCCGAGCGCCGAGGCTCGTAGGTTCAGGTGGTTGTCGGCGCTGAGTTTCCCGTCAAGGTCTTTGACGAGTTCGACGGCGGCGCGCATGGTCCGAAAGGCTTTGGCGACGTCGGGGTTTTGCTTTGCCGGGTGGCCGGCGGACTTGCGTTTAGCGGCCACTGCCGCCTGCTTCGAGCTTCTGGATTTGCATGCGCCATCCGGTGGTCACTTTGACGGGTGTGCGGGGGTCGATTCCGAGGGTGAGGGCGTCTTGTGCGTAGGCCCAGAGGTCGCCGACGGTCATGCCGGTTTTCTTGTCTTGCGCGGTGCGTTCGATCCGGATCGCATTCTCGGTCATGGTTGCTCCTTGGGGGTCCGGTATTCGTATTCGGCGGAAGGGTCTTCGATGGCATATTCGTCCGTGACGCCATCCGGCCACCGGAGTAGGTAGCACTCGCGCAACTTCTTACCGACGATGATCAACGTCGTCCCAGTGATGAGCGCCCATTGCCCGGTGCGGTATGCGTATGGGTGCTGGCTGCGGATCTCTTGGCCTACTCGGTTGCTCATGGCTGGGTCTCTCCTGCGTGGGTGATGGTGATGTAGACGCCGGGGGTGTGGTGGTACGTCTTGGTCACGTCGAAGTGGACGATGCGGGCGTCGTCGGTGATGACGCCGCGCTGGTTCTTGGTTGTGGACAGTGCGTCGAATACGGCGCGGCAAAGTTTGTCACCGTCCGGCTTGACGGCCGGCGCCCACCATCGCGGCTTTTTCGGTGGCACGAGTTGGAAGACCAGCGACACGTTGAGCGGCCCGTCCATCGGCGGCCCATCGTGGCGGGCCATGGTGGAGGCGCGGATCCTGTTCCGCCATTCCCGCAGCGCGGGCTTCACGGCGACGATGTGGCCGCGGTAGACGTCGACGGATCCTTGCGGGACCGGCGTGCCTGGGATGAATGCGTGGATCACTTGCGCCTCCTTGCCCATTTGTCGGCCCATGCGATCGCTTGTTCCCATGTCGCGAACGTGCCGCCCATCTTGTTTGCCGGGTCGTCGGCTTGCCACGGGTCGTCGCATCGTGGGCGGCATGGGATTCCGTCGCCTTGGCCGTGCTTGATGCAGTCGTGCTTACTGACGTACCAGCCGCTGCGTGCCGTTTTCCCGGCCTCAAATTCCCCGCCCGGCACTTCCTCCCCTTGCGCCACTCTTGACGCGCTCATGCCGTCACCTGTGGCGGTTCGGCGAGGGTCAGCTCGTGCGGGCCGAACCACAGCAGCGAGGGATGGACGCCTGTGACGGCGAACGGGAAATGCTGCGTCCGGTCCACGTCGACCACAGTGCCGACCGCGTCGAAATGGCGGGAAGGTGAAGCGATGATCCTTACTGGGTCGCCGAGTTTGAACTTGCTCACTGGTCCTCCTGGTTGGTCTTTGTGGGGATGCCGATTAGCGCGGCGAGGATGTGCTCGGCGAGTAGCGGCGGGACCGCGTTACCGATCTGCAGGAATTGCTTCGTCTTCGTGCCGCACCATATGAACGGCGGCGGCGGGTAGGACTGCAGCGCCGCTGCTTCGTTTGTAGTGAGCCGGTCAGTTGATCCGGCCCACCCTGGCGAGCTCGTGTAGCGCTCGTGGTACTTGGCGATAGGTTCGGCGCCGCCTGCCTCGGTTCCGCCGCCTGTGATGGTGGGGGATGGCCGGTCGGTGAGGCCGCGGCCGCCGGGGTAGGACTGGAGGATCGCGGCCTGTTCGACGGTTACGGGCTCGAATCCGCCGTCACGTTTCGCGGCACGGAGTCCCAGGTGGTCGCCGACGTCGACGCTTGCGAATCCGACCGATGCCGAGTCGTGCCCGAATGCGATGGTGGCGGCCGGTTCGGTCATTGGGCGGCGGGCGGAGTGCTTTTGTACGCCGTGGCAGATTGTCCGGCTTGCGTCTCCCCAGCCGAGGGCTTCGGCCATGCTTACCCATTTGCGGACGCCGGGGTCGAGCTTGTCGGGGGTGCGGGGGTAGTAGCGGGAGTGCGTCGGGGTGGGCATGTTGACGGGCCCACCGCGGCGTGCGACGAGGATGGCACGTTTCCGGGTTTGGGGGACGCCGTACTGCTCGGCATTGAGGATCTCGACCTTGACCTCATAGCCCCATTCGCGCATGACTTCCGCGCACGCCTCCCAGACGGGCAGGACGGTCGGGACCTGCTCCATGGCCACGAGGCGCGGCCGGTCCCGCCAGACGTAGGCCAGCGGCGTGAGGACGAGTGCGGTCCTCATGTCGTGCTCTTCGCCGAACGCCAGTAGTGCGGCGGCGTCTTTGTAGGCGTGCAGTTCGATCGCTTCGAGGACTTCGTCGAGGGCTGCCCGTCCCGCGCCTTTCCCGGCCAGGCTGAATGTCTGGCAGGGTGGTGACGCGATCAGCAGGCCGTAGGAGCCGTATGCCTCGCGGTGTTGCTCGGCGGTGAGCTGCAGGCCGTCCCAGACGTCGCGGTAGATGGTTTCCATGCCGTTCGCTTCGCGGGTGGCGACGGCTTCGGGCATGATTTCGACGCCGGCCTCTTTGATGCCGAGGCGCTGGCAGGCGACTCCCCAGCCGGTGCCGGCGAATAGGTCTAGTGCTTTGATGTGTGCGGTTGTCATTTGTCCCCCTGCATGGATGAAGCCCCGGCGGTTGCCGGGGCTTCGTGGTTTTCGTGTTCGGGTGGTGCTGCTTTGCGGTCGGCCGCACAACACCTGCAGTTATGCGCTTGCTCTCCGATGTGCTGCGGGCATGGTTCGGGTCGGGGCAGTTTGGCTCTGGACTTCGCCGGCCAGTGTGGTCCCGGCACCCAGATCGGCGCGGGTGTCACACATGACGGCTCCAGTGCCTTGGTGGTGGCGGCGATGATGAGGGGCCCGAGGTCGACGTCCTGGTGCTTCCCGATGAGCGAGAGCAGTGATTGGACGCCCCAGTCGGGCCGGAGCTCGTGGAGCAGGTACGCGACCGCCCGGGCTTGCTGGTCCGTGATGGTCAATGGATATTCCTTTCAGCCAAAAATCGCCCGGCCCTCGCGTTACTTAGGCGACGATTGGTTGGAAACTTTTTTCATCACTTCTCTAAAAAGCACCTCAAACACAAGGCGAGAGGGGCTGAGATGGTGAGTAATAACTACTTGGTCTTGGTCTTGGTCTTGGACGATTTTAGGAACGGCGTTCGGAACGCTTTCGGAACGCCGTTCTACATGCGTTCCCTACTTGTTCTTGCCCTGTTCCCGCAGGAACTTCGCTTTGCGTTCCGCGGCCTTTTCTTTCGCGGCTAGAACCTGTTCCTTGGTGCGCTGGTATTCATCCCACGAGAGGAACTGGTAGTCCTCGCCGTCAGCCTCCCAGAAGCCTGCCTTGATGAGCTTTGCGGCCAGTTGCTTGCCGCGTGGCCAGGACTCGACAAACCAGAGCGGCACTGCCCCGTCTGTGAGGTAGTCCGTGCAGTACGTGCCGGCGAGGGTCCAGAGGCCGATCGCCTCAAGCCCGGCCGCCCGTGATTTCGGGTGGGAGTGCATCTTGTCGTCGGCGTTGAACCATGCCATTGCTGTTTGTCTCCTTTCGTTGTTGGTCGCGGTTTGCTTGTTTGCAGGGTTCGCAGGCTGTTTGTTTGCGGCGGGTGTGGCGTCGGTAGCCTTTGTAGGTTCCGCAGGCGTCGGGGTTGAGGGGTGATGTGGTGATGGGGTGTGCGCGGTAGCGTTCGCGTTTGTAGGCGTTGTGTGCTTCGGCGCATGGGAGGCATACGGGTGTTTTGTAGCGTTTGTGTTGGTGGTAGCCCTTGGTGGTGCCGCATTTGTCGGGGTCGTATCCGATGGCCGGCCGTTCGGGTGCCGGTGCGGGTTTCTTCGCGTCGTGAATGGTGCCGCGGTAAACGTAGGGACTCATGCAACACCGCCGAAGTCCAGGACATCCTGTGCGCAGCGTTTGGCGATGATCTCGCAGTACTTTTCTTTGAGCTCTACACCGATCACCTTGCGGCCCAATGCCTTAGCTGCCACGAGGGTTGAACCTGAGCCGCTGAATGGATCGGCTATTACACCTTCCGACATGCCAATAAGCCGCTCCATAATGTCGAGTGGCTTAGCATTCGGATGCCCGGCCCTAGCGGCGATGCCTGAGGGGTTTCCAACGCAAGGGGCTGCGGTCTTGAACACCGAAGAGGTGCCGCCCAGCCCCGCGGCCCATGCGCCTAGGAAATAGATCGCCTCGGCATCGCGCCTAACCCCTGCAATTGCACCCCGTATCCCGGCGTCCGGCGGTTTTTGATAGATGGCGGTTAGTTTTGTTCCGCTCGGGGGCGCGAGCATGAGGTCACCGAAAACAGTGGCTGGATCGTCACCCCACGCAAGAAGAGCAGCATCGCGCACCGCCGTCGTTTCGTCGTTGGCAATACCCGCGAATCCCGCAGATGCGCGGCGCCCCCTGATCTCCCCCTGCTTCCATGCCCGCCCATACGGCGGATCCGTGACGAGCACGTCGGCGGCGAGCCATTCGCGGTGTTCGGTGAGGCAGTCGCCGTGGTAGAGGGTCACAAAGTCGTCTTGGTAGTAGAGGCTCATCGTTGTCCTTTCCGGTGTGCGCGCATGGCGTTCGCTACGGCTTCGTTGGCTGTTGGATCCCTATGCCCGAGCCTGACGGGTGGTTCGTTGGTGGTTTTGACGCCGAGCCAGTGGGCCAGCGTTTCCGTGTGGCAGTCACACTCGCGGGCCTTAGCGCACACCTGGAACGTCGTCCAGCAGCACCCGCGCTTGCAAGGCGTCATCCGTGGCGTACTTTCCGGTATTCGCGCATGGCGTGGCGGGTGGCTTGGCGGTAGATGCGGAGGTCGTCGGCGGTGGTTTCGACCCACGCCCATGCGTCGTCCATCTGCATCTTGACGGCGCGGGCTTCGTTGCCGCCCGTGTTGCGGTGACGGTCGGCCCATGCGTGGAAGATCGCGAGGGCTTCCTGGTGGCGGGCGTGGAGAGTGGCCTCAGTGTGGATACCTAGGCGGCTGGTCATGCGTCGTCACCCATCCATCCGGCGAGAGGGCGAACGTCCATGCCAAGCGCCGAAGCGATGGCAAGCTCAAGGCGTGCGCCCCTGCTCTGGTGGGCACCGGGAAGGAATGCGATCGCCTCAGCTTGGATTACTTGGGCGATGGCGGCGCGCATGTACCCTTCCCATGAGTCCTGCGCGGGGTTCGTTGCCGGGTTCAGCGTTTCGTAACCCAAAGCTGTTAGGTCGGCGTCGGCTGCGTGGAATGCGGGGTAGTTGTATTCCGGGAGCCCCGACATGGGTCCGGCAATGTAAATCTTGGTCATGGTGCTTCTTTCGGGTACGACAGCGGCGCCCGGGATGGTGCCGGGCGCCGCTGATGGTTCGGGGTGGTGGGTGGTTAGCGGCGGTTGCGCGGCCGGTGGATGCCGGACTGGAAGCCGTCGTCGAGCTTCTTGGCCTGGTGCACGGCAAACGCGAACATGATGAGCGCGCCGATGATGTAAAGGATGACGAGGCCGCCGAGGCAGGCGGCAATGGTAAGGATGATCGCGATCGGATCCATGGTTTGCTTCTCTCTTGGTGCGGTTCGGGTGTGCTAGAAAGCGGGGCCGTCGTTGCCCCAGCCGCCGGGGTTGCCCTGTGGTGCGGCGCCCCAGTCGCCGGAGGACTGTGCCGGCGCGGCTGGAATGTCGTTGGCGTATGCCTGGTGCCAGCGGAGATCCTTGCCGATTCCTTCGACGCGTAGCTCGTCAACGGATCGTTTTTGCCCGTCCTGCGTTTCGTACTCGCGGGTTTCGATTTCGCCGTAGACGATGACCGTGTCGCCTTTTTTCAGGACGTTGGCGATGTTGTCGGCGAGTAGCGCCTTGCCCTGATTCCATGCCTGGCAGCGCCAGAACTTTGTCGGCTTCTTCTCCCACTCGTTCGACTGGCGGTTCAGCTTGCGGGCGTTCGTGCGGACGGTGAAGTTCGCCACGGCATTTCCGGACGGTGTGAACCTGAGTTCGGCGTCCTCGTGCAAGGTGCCGATGATGGTCACATACGTTTCGTTGCTCATTTGCTGTCCTTTGCGATGGGGGTTAGGACGTCGATCCATTGGCGGGCGACGTCGGGGGTGATGTGGAGCATGAACGCGGCGTCGGTGCCCATGACGACCTGCTGGCCGATGACGGGGTGTCGCGGCTGGTCGGTGGCGGCGATGTGGCCCGCCGTGATCGAAACGCCGACCGTGCCGTCCGTAAGTGCGCTCATGCTGTGGGCTCCGGTTCGTAGATGAGGGTGAATGGGCGGGTGCCGTAGCGCCACAAGTCCGTAGCCGACAAATCTGCGCCGGACTGGTTTCTGAAGATCGTGCCCTTGTCCTTTAGGACAACAGTGTCGGACTCGTCCGACGTCTGGACTGCGCTGCCATAGGGCAGCTTTTCCAGCTCTTCGGCGGTGGTGATGGTGCGGGGCTTCCGGTAGCCAGCGGCCAGGATCGCGTCGGCGAGTGCGAATGCGTACTCGGCATAGGCCGGGTTGTGGCGCGTGGTCATCTCCCACTCGTGTTCCGGCTCTGGCGCGGCATGGTTGTCAGTGACAAAGAGAAGCTTCGCCAGTTCGTCTCGCTTGCTCATTTGGTCTGCTCCGTTACGTAGTTGAGGATGTGGGCGGGTGCGTTGTTCGCGGCCAGGTATTCGAGGTAGGCGTCGACGGTGTCCTCGGCGAGGGCTTTGGCGGTGTCGGCTAGAACCTTGGCGGGGATGGTGAGGTCGGCCTGCTTGAGCGCGGGTGCGGCGGCCAGGGTCTTGACGGTGAAGAGTTTCCGCTTGCCGCGGGTCACGGTGAGGGCCATGCTCAGCGGCTTGTCCATGTGGGACATGTGGCTGATGGCGATGCCGCCGACCGCGGCGCCGCCGTACTTGATCTCGGGGTCGCGGTAGAGGGTGAGGCGGTGGCCGGCGTAGGCGTCGGACTCTTCGCCCCAGCCGGCAACCATGAGCCGAAGCATGGATTTTGACGGGCGGTAGGGTCGGCCGGGCAGCTCGACTAGGTGGACGTTTACGGGCTGTTCATCGCTCCCCTTGTTTACCGTGTGGATGGTGAATGTGCGGGGCCCGGTGAGCAGATCCTCAGCGTTGAGCTGGTCGGACTTCGGGGCAATGCTTTGGGTTAGGTCCACGGGTTAGAGCCTCATTTCAAGGTCGGAGATGCCGAGCAGGTCGTCGAGTTGGTACATGCCGAACATGGGGAGGCTGACGGGTTCGGCGGCGGGGTATCCTGGCCAGCGGCCCGTTTCGGTGCATTCGCGGTAGATCCGTTTTGCCCGGTCGTTCATTTGCCGGCCATAGTCGAGTGCGACGTCGTCGAGCTGCACTACTGAGGCGAGGTAGGGCGCCGTCTTCTCCACGAGGACGAAAACGAACGGCAGCGTTTCGCCGGTCACGATCCGGACGCCGTCCTGGTAGTGCGCGGCGGACTGGTGGTAGCCGAATTTGTAGGCGGTCTTCCCGAACTCGCGGGGGTCGGCGTCGACCGTCGATTTCAAGTCCACGAGCACGTCGGGCCGCCATGCGTCCGGCCGGCATTTCAGGTGGAGCCCGTCCTCTTCCCAGAAAACGGATTCCTCGGCGCGGTGGCCGGTGAACAACGGCCCGGCGACGTCGTGGGCCATGACGGCATCGCGCATGGAGAGCACCTGCAGCCATTCCTTTTTGAGTAGCGGCTGCTTACCTGCGGCGAGCGCCTCGGCCTTGGCTTCCTTCGCGGCCTTCGTGAGCCAGTTGTCAGCGACGACAATCTCAATTCCGGACGTGTCGTTTTCCAAGATGAGCGAGTGGGCCGCGGTGCCCAGTGTGAAAGCATCCGAGGACTTCGGGTGTGCCTTCTCGTGCTGGTAGTGGGCTGGTGTGCGGGCGGCTAGCGTCTTCAATGACGACGAGCCGATCGCTGGATCGCGGTGGTAGTCAGCGTTGGATATGTCGGCGTAGACGCCGCGTGCGTGGTACATGTGTCCCCCTGTGGGCATAAAAAAACCGCCTAGCTGGCGGTGGTTGATTGTTGGTTCTCAGTCGTTTCCGGTTCCCCGTGTGTGGGGCAGTCGGGGCTGGTTGGTTTGGGCAGTCGTGGGTTGTAGCGCCAGGGCGGGCAGGTGCACCAGGGGTACGTGTTGGTGCGGCGGTGCCAGAATGATTCGGCCCCGGTGCCGACGATGGGCGGGTTGTGCTTGCTCTCAGCCATCGGCCATCCAACGCTTTCGGAGCTCGGCGGCCCGTTTGCCGTGCGCCTTGAGTGCCCGCCGTGACAGGATCTCCGACGCTTCCCGCTCAAACGCTTTCACGGTGCCGCCGTCGCCGATCATCCACCCGTTAGCCTCGCAGCCTTCGAGGTAGTCGACCTGGCCCGGTGTCATGGCTTCCCGGTCGTAGATGTGGCGGGCGGCGAGGATCCCAAACCGGATCCGCTGGGCCTGGTAGGCGTTCACTGCCCGTACCATGCCTTGCGCTCGGTGCTGGCGATTCTCATGAAAGCTTTTCGGGCTTCCTGTTCATAGGCGGCGTTTTCGATTCGCCCGTCCAGGAGCCATGACTTCGGTTCTCCGTATACCCAACAAAAATCCTCTTGCCACGGCATCATGCGGAGCGGTTCGTATTCTTCTCGTGCGCTGAGGATTGCGTACCGGATCCTTGCGGCGTCCCGTGCTTTCATTCCCGTTCCCCTCTTTCGTAGGTGTCGGCGCGTTCCTGGTCGGGGCCGATCCGGTCGGCTTCCTGCGCCCGCGCCTGCCGTTCCCTTAGTCCCTCGTAGTCGACTTGCACGCTGCGGCTCATGCTTCTCCCTCGGCTGCTTTGAGTGCGGCGCGTGCCTGGCTGACGACTTCGCGGGCTTGTCGTGCGTGTGCCCAGTCCCCGCCGCGTGCGGCGACTGAAACGGCGGCCGTGTACGCATCATCAGCGGCGGTTACTGCGGCGGCGAGCTGGTCGGGGCTCATGGTTTCCTCAGTTCGGCGAGTTTGCGGGTAAGGTCCATCGAGCTCCGGCGAAGTGCGCCGGTTTCCTTGGATCCGTAGGAGCGGTCGTGTGCGGATGCGCCGGGCGCGGGGCGTGGCCCGTCCCACCCGTTGCGGGCGCGTTCGTCGTAGTAGGCCTGGCGCTCTCCTACCTCAGCGTCGAGGCGTTCGAGGGCTAGGCGGCCGGCGGTGAGGAACTGGCGGGCCTGCTTCATACTGGCCTCGATGGTCTGGCGGTCCATGCTCATGCGTTTGCCTCTTTCCGGCGGCGTCCGTTGCGGTCGGGTGTCACGGTGCCGAACAAGCTCCGGTACGTCGCCTCAATGAAACGGGTCCTAGCGGTCGGCCATGCAATGTGCTTGTTCATGCTGTGGGCTCCGGTTCGTGGATGAGGGTGGCTGGGAGTGCTTCGCGTTGCAGCATGTCCGCCGTGATTTCCGTGGCGCCGTTGGATGCGCGCCATCCGGTGAACTCGTTCTTGTGCAGTGACAGGCCGATCGGGTCGAGGATGACGCTTCCGACCGGCAGAGCGTCCAGCTCTTCGATGGTCGTGATCGTCCTGGCCCTGCGGTAGCCTGCGTCGAGCACGCGCCGGGCCGCTGCGATCTTCCCGATCTGGCTAACGTTGGCGGGCTTGTCGCCGATGATGTCGGCGAGTCCGTAAAGCTCGTTTTTCTTGCTCATGCGTTCCTGCTTTCGGTGGTGGCGAGTAGTCGGCGGAGGTTGTTCGTGATGCGGCGGGCGTGTTCGGCGATTAGGAGGACGTCAAACTCGGACGGCGTGCCGGCGAGGGCCACGGCGCGGGCCTCAATGACCTTGACGCGAGCCTCAGCAGACCGGAGCGCGGCAGCAGTAGCAGCAGGGTCGATCACCGTCCTGCCCTCCAGTCTTCCCATTGGCCCTCGGCGTAGGCGTCGGCCTGGTCCTGTGCGATCGCGGCGAGGCATTCGACGCACTCGTCACAGTCGCCGTCCTCGCACTGGTCGACCTCGGGATACGCTTCCTTGTTCTCCCACGCGGCCTCAGCGGCGCGGAACCCGGGCATGTGGCTCATTTGGTCTTCCTTGCTTTGCGTCGTTGGGCTTGGGCGTAGGTGACATTGGTGTGTGCCTGTCGGCATTTGTCGCACCGGCAGCCATGGTTTAGGTAGAAGGTAGATTTCCCGTGGCGGGGGTCATCGGGCTTGATCTTCGCGGCCCGTTCCTTGCGGCGGCGGAGGCAATACTCTGTCCAGACCTTGCGGCAGGCTAGGCACTTGCAACCGTGGTTAGTCGTGCCGCCAGTCGTTCCGTGCCACGGTTCCGGCCCGATGAATTCTTCGGCGAGGACGTTCTCGCTCATCACCATTCCCCCCGGTTCCATGCGTCGGCAGCCTTAATAGCAAGGGCTTCGTCGTCGAGGGCTTCAAGTGCGTCCATCCGGTCAAGGCGGCGGGCCCAAAAGATGCCGACGAGGGCGAACGCGGCCATTGCCACTACTACGGCGGTCATTTGGTGACTCCTTTGTCTGCGGCGTGGCGCCAGGTGCGGAGGGTGCCGCGGTGGCGGGTCTTGCTGGTCGATGTGGTGTGGCCTACCGCTTCGATGTAGCCGAGGCGGCGGGCGGCGGTGAACGCGGCGCCGACGTGGCTGCCGTGCGGGGCCGGGCGGAGCTCGCGGCGGAGATCGTCGGCCGAAAATTCGGACTGGGCGTGAGCTAGCCCGATGATGGTGGCGATGGCATCCTCATGCCAGCAAAGATCCTCTAGCGCCATTGCTTGCGTCATGCTGCGGCCTGCCTTTCGATGTTGCGGAACGCTTCTTTAGGGGTGGGGTCGGAGTGGACGAAAATGCGCTCTAGGTCAAGGTCAGTCATGCGGGCTTGACGCTTGCAGAGCCGGAGCGCGAGGCGTTGGACCTTGCTGCGGCCGATGTCGTGGCCGTGCGTGTCGGCGTATTCGCGGATCCGCTTCTCGTATCCGGTGGTGCTGATGTTTTCGGGCATGGCAAATAGAGCCTCTCTTCGTCCGTGGCGTACCTCGGAGCGGGATAATGCGGGGGTGTTTGCCCTGAGTCGGGCGGGTGCCGGCGCTTGGCGCTGCGGCGGGTGGTGCTGGGTTATGCAGAGAGCTTGCGGAGTGCTTCGGCTATGCGGTTGCTGTCGTATCCGCCGCGTTGGGTGCCGGCTACGATTTGTGCGATTTCGTCTTGCTGGTCGGGGCTGAATCGGTAGAGCCTGCCGATGCGGTCACAAGGCCATTCGCCGGTCTGGGCTTTGCGGCGGACCGTATCGGCTCCGATGCGGTACTTTGCGGCCATGTCCTGGGTGGTGGCGTAGGACTCTGAATGCCGGGCCACGGTTAGGCCGCTTCCCTGAAGAGATCCGCCAGTTGGATTTCAAGGGCTTGGGCGATGCTTCCCAAATCCTTGAGAGTGAACTGCTCGGGGTGGTCCAGTTTGCGGGTGAAGCTTGTCGGCGGGATTCCGGCCTTGGTGGCGAGTGCGTGCCGGTTGATGTTCTGATCGACGATTTCGAGTTTGATTTTGCGGGCTGCGGCGCTGATGGCGCCTTCGTTGGTTTCCATATGGCTAACGTAATCCCCATTTGGGGATAAAGCAAGTAGTGACACGCTGCCACCTGAGTAGCCGCGTCGCGGACCAAGTAGCGGATGGGTGTTGCGCTACTCACAAGACGGGTACTAAATTTGGCCAGCCCACTTGTTAACTACCCATATGGGGGATATTGTCTCCATATGGCAAATTATGGAGAGAGTATTCAGTCTGCGATCGCAGTACAGATCAAGGCTGAAATGGCGGCAAAGGACTGGAAGCAGTCTGACCTGGCCGCCGCATCGGGTATCCCGACGAGCACGCTGCACCGCTACCTCTCCGGCGCCCGCGATATCCCGCTTCCGGTGTTTGCCGGTATCGCCCAGGCGCTGGGCCTGTCCATGATTGAACTGGCCCAGCGCGCCGAACGGCGCCTAGAGGGCAATAACGTCCTCTAGCTTCATCCCGTGCAGCTCAGCGAGCGCCCCGGCCTCTCGGATGGTCATGGGGCGCTTGCCCTTTTGCGCTGCCATCGCGTCGTCCTGGCACGTCCCCCACGCCCTGCTTAGCGTCTCGGTGGGCGTATCGCTGGCAAGTGTGGTGATGTGCTGAAACTGCATTTTTGGTCCCCAACTTTTTCGTACTGGTGTTCTAGTGCTTCCGACCCTAGACGTATGGTCAGACAAACGATAGGGCACTACGGCGCGCCCTACATGGGACATCATGCCCCATCCGTGGCAGTACTGCCCAGTTGGAAAGCCTCAAAAGGTTGCAACTAGGTTGCGAGCAGGTAGCCTTGCTTTGAGCCCATATGTGGCGTCAGAATCCATATGGGGCATCATGCTTGCGCAGTGCCACATCGGAGCGTTAGGGGTTATACGCTATGCCAGTGCCCACCGGATCCCAGCCTGCCCCAGGCCCCCTTGCCCGCGCCATCAGCGCGCAGGTTCGTTCCATCATGGCCGAGCGGCGCATGACTGCCAAAGCCCTCGCGGAGAAAGCCGAACTGTCCCGTAGCTACTTGGGGAAACGGCTGCGGGATGAGGCATCGCTGACGAGCAACGACATCGAGGCTATCTGCGAGGCGCTGGACGTGGATATTCTGGTGTTCGCACATGACGCGGTCAGCCGCATAAGGCGCTGACAACGCAAAAGGGGCCCCTCACCTGATGGTGAGGGGCCCTCGTTTGTGTCTAGGCTTCGACTGCTCCGGCGAGCGCGGTTTCGACTGCAGCGGCAGCCCTAAAGTGCGTGTCCGGCGCGAGGTGGCCGTATGTCTTGGTGGTGGTCAAAATGCTCTCATGTCCTAGCCGATTTGCGAGCTCGAATAGATTCATGCCGCCGGCAATGAGGACGGATGCGTGCGAGTGCCGGATATCGTGGATCCGCGGCCTCTGGTTGAGCCCAAGATCCGCGGCTTTGACGGCGTCGTACCAAAGATCCAACCATTGCCGGTGCTGTGGGTAGACGGTCGTTCCGGGCGAGATGGTGAAGACCGGCTTGCCAGGTGCGGCCGATTCCACGCGGGCCCGTATCGCGGCGACGGTGGACGGTGCGAGTGCGACTGTGCGGCGTGCCTTCTTCGTTTTCGGCGCCCCGACTGCCCAGCCGTCCGCCATTGCCTGGTACGCCTTCATGATGCGGACTGAGGGTGTGGCTGCGTCGAGTTGGAAGTCTGCCCGTGTGAGTGCTGTTGCCTCGCCTAGCCGGAGCCCTGAGCCGATGAGTAGCCGCCACATGGGTTTATGCCATTCGTCGGCGTGGTCGATGATGGCGTTCATTTGTTCCATGGTGAGGAACATGGCCTTATCTTCGGTGGCGTCGTCCTTGGGTAGTAGCCGGCCGTTGCACGGGTTGTCCGGGCGGAGGCGTCGGCGGACAGCACTGTTCATGGCGGCGTGCACGAATCCGTGGACGTTGGCGACTGTCTTGGGGGAGGATCCCTTCTTCGTCATGCCCTTGATCCAGCGGATGAGGTCGTCCTCGGTGATCTGGTCGACGGGCAGGTGCGCGATGCCGCCGAAGTGATTTTTGATGTACCCGCGGTATCGCTTGATGGTGTATTCGCGGACGTTGATGAGCCGGTCAATGTGGCCGAGCGCGACGTCCTCGAACGTGGGCGACTTGGACACTTGCCGGAGCAACGCGGTCTGTGCTGCCTGGGTGTCGTGGCTGACGGCTTCGAGCAGACCCTTCCATTGCGCGGCGGCCGTCTCTGTGGGCAGTGTTTGCCGGTGCCGCGTGCCCTTGTCGTACCACTCGACCCGGTAGCTCGTGACACGGCCAACCGCGTTCTTCCGCGCCTCAATCGTTGCCATCGGTCGAGTCCTCATCGATCTGGCGGGCTTCGTCCACGCTCGCGACGTTGAGTAGGGTCCGCACGTCGCGCCCGTACTGCGGATAGTTGGACTCGCTAACCATTGCGTCCGCCCATTCCCTGAGCGCGTCGAGCTTCCAGCGCATCAGGTCAGACTCGGCAGCCAGGTGCGGGGCTGCGGCTTCGAGAACGTACCTTGCGAGGGTGGACGATTCTTTGCCCCGTAGCGCCAGGCCGCGGCGCTCTAAGAAATTGGTAATCCACGGCGCCGCCGCCTCTACCGCCTCGTCCGGGATCATGCGGCTTCCCCGATCCGGTCGACACTGTAGGCGCCGTTGATGCGGGCTATGGCATTGAGCGTGTCAACACTTTGGCAGTCGCCCCGGTAGAACTTGTCCAGAGCTTCCCCGATGTCCTGCATGGCCTTCTCTGCTGCCGTCATTTCGCCCTGCTTTCGTTGACGTAGGCGACTAGCGCCGCCCGGATGATGTCGGATAGGTTCTCGCCGCGTTCGGCGGCTAGGGTCTTGGCTTGCTCCCACAGCCCGTCTTCGATGCGGACTGTGCGGTGTGTGGTGCCTTTGCTCATGCAGCGACAGTAATGGGAATGAGCCGAAGGATCTTATCGAGCGGAACCCCGAGCGGCATGCCCTGCGCAACACCGTGGAAGGAAACCGAGATGGAGACGAGTAGCTCTCCCGAGTGAGTGCGGCGCATGTCGGTGGTGTCCGCGTCTTCCAATGCCGTCCAGTGCTTGCCACCGCGACCGTATACGAAGGTATCGCCAGCCTTGATGTCTTGTGCCAGTGCGTACATTTCGATTCCCCTAGTCCATTCGGCCTGTCCCGATAGTATGAATCTACAGGGTGTATATACACCATGTCAACAGGGGATGTCCGGGGGTTTTCTGGGGGTTTCGTGGGAAGCAGAAAAACCCCTAGAACTTAACGGTTTCAGAGGTTTCATGAGTTGAGTCTATAGGGTCGTGGGGGGATTTTCTCGGTTTATGGGGGGATCCCCGGCAACTTCCTTGAGTTACCGGGGATCCCGGGGCGGAGACGGGGGGATTTGAACCCCATCCTAAGTACCCCCTTTTGTACCCCGTTTCCCGCGTCAATAAAGGGAAGTAGGGCCTATTGGGCGTCGACAAATCCGCTAAATTCCCCCGCACAAACCGGCTCAAACCGCACCAGATCCCCCCATTGGGGGGATGAAAAAGTGCCGCCATCCCTGGGGACACGTCGCCGCCGGACGTGTATGCTCTGGGCATGGAAACTTTAGAGCGCCCGGTCGAAGCATGGGATACGGGATGGGACGAGTTCATCGTCCGGGGCACGCACGCGCCGGATGCGGCTATCGCTGCGGTTCGCGGCTTGTTTGTCCTGGACGTTGGCGAGTACCTGCCGCATATTGACGGGATGTTGCCCCCTCAGGCTAACTTCATTACCGCCGGGAAGGTGTGGGGGCCCCCGGATGTGCCGGCAGGGTCGTCCGAGCTGACGCTCTCAACTTATCCCGCTGACGGCTTGATCCCGTATATGGTCGTGGCCGCTTAAATAACGAAAAGGCCCCCGCTCGTGATGAGCGGGGGCCTTTGCCGTGCGGGTTAGACGCCGAAGCGGATCCCGTCGAGCAGGACCTTCTTCGTGGATGCTACCGTGCCGTAGAGCTGGATGATTCCGCCGCTGGTGATGTTGACCTGTGACCGTCCGCCGGCCCCGTCGTCCACTGCCACGGCGAGCCGCCGCGTTGCCGTGGGCCGGAAACCTACCGGCAGTGTTCCGATGGTCATGCCGGACGTGTACGCGCCGGACAGGACGAACGAGCCCTGGAGCGCCACGAACGTCCCGCCCTCAACGAGGGTGCATTGCGGGGTAGTCCAGCCGACTGCGGCCGCCGGGTCGAGGGGGATCGCCGTCCATGTGTTGGAGCCTGTCGTGACGAGCTGCCACGGGCTGAACGAACCGTCCCCTTGGACGTTGGTTTCGTAGACCCGGACGTTGCTGCCGGCGCCCGTGTTCCTGCGAAGGGTCACAGTCCGAGCCCCGCCCGGTTCCGCCGGGCTGACGAACATATGCCACCCTGCTATGCCAGGCGCGGGGTGATCCGTGAACGTCGACGAATCCGCGGTCGACATGTAGTAGTACCCGGCTGTGAATGCGGGGCTGCGGAGTGTGGTTACGCCGTAGGGGAGCCGCTTCGTAGTTCCGGTGTTCTCGGTGAGCTTGTGCGCCTGGACCTTCTGCATCCGCGTCCCAAGGAACTTCGCCTCATTGCCGAGGGAGTGGAAAGCATATGCCTTGTAGTTGCGCCGCCCGGACTCGCCTGTCACAACACCAGCGAACAAGGACTTGGCGCCCGTGACCGGATCCTTGTAGAGATAGATGGATTCGGGTTCGCGGAAACCGTCTTCGTAGACGCCGTCAGAGTTCCGGCCAAAGTCCACCGTGATGCGGGAGATGATCTCGCCCGTGGTGAAGCTGAAGCGGGTTATCTCGTGCGGGTATGTGGCGCCGTTGTTGTCGCCCGTGTTCCAGTAGAGGTCGTCCCCGTCGATGGTTGCGCCCTGGAAGTAGTCCAGTGCCGCGTCACCCGGCGGGATGAGCACGGTCCCGAGAACACTGTCGATCCCGGCTTTCACGTCGGAGATGCGGCGGAGCTGCACGGTCTGCACGTCGCCGGCTTTGATGCGGAACGCGATGAGCCCGGCCTGCTGGTCGGTGAACGCGGAAACGTATTCGGTGGTGAACCTGTTGTATTCGACGAGTTCGGGGGAGTTCTGGTTGTAGATCGCGCCGGGGACGTACTTGTAGCGGACGAGCTTGTTCCCGGTCTGCTTGCCGGTGGCGTCGGCGATGTCGTAGTTTGACCAGATGTAAACGTCTGTGCCGATGGTTTCGAGGCCGATGGTGGTTCCGTGCCCGCCGTGGTTGAGCCTCATCGAGTCGATGAGTTTGCCGCCCATTGTGAGGCGTGACAGCATGTAGGACTCGGTGGAGTCGGGGTTGCCGTTCGCTACCTGCGTCGCGTAAATCTCGTTCGTGGTCTCGTTGATGACAAAGCACTGCAGCACGGTCGTGTCAGCGAGGTTGAGATTGTCATAGAACGTCGGCGAAACGGACGTGTAGTCGAACTCGGCGGACTTCCGGTTAATCACAGCGTCAGCGTAGCGGGCGTCGAGTGCGGCCCGGGTGGCGCTGCCTTCCCCGTTCACGACGGCGGCTACTGCGGTGTCAGCCGGAGCGCCCGCTAGGGCCGCCGATGCGGCTGCAGCGCCCGCGGCCAGGGTTGCCTGCTGCGCGGAATCGGTGGCCGCGGTCTGCGCGTCTACGGCTACGTTCTTCAAGCCCTCATAGGAGGTAAAAAAGCCTGTGAACCCGCCGCCTGACCATGCGACCCGGTCGAGGGTTTCGTGAGTGAAAGCGCTGGCGAAGCCGTTGGCGTTGACAGGGATCGGGTTGGCGAGCGGGGAGCCGTCCGGCGCGGTGATCGCGAGTGGCGTCATTGTCGCGTCGCCGGGGGCGAAGATCGTTACGGTCGCATCGCCGGCAACGTTCTCCGGGTTCGATGGGTCCGCGGCGAAGATCTGGTCAAATGTGTAGGCCATAGTGGGGGCTCCTTTAAATGCGGGAGGCCCCCACTAGGAGGGCCGGGATAGGTGGTGCGGGAGGCTGTCTAGGCCGAGTGCTTCGCCGGGTAAACGGGCGTCTTAGCGGAGCCGAGGACAGCGCGGGTAAGCCAGTCGGGCAGGCGCGGTTCCAGCCAGCGCCACAGCGCGTACCATGCGCCGATGATTACGGCCGTGATGATGGGTAGCAGGATGTCCGCGAGCCCGTCAAGGTCGGCCTGCAGCGGGGCGAGGATCGGCAGCACGCCGATAAGCCACGCGATGGCCGAGCCCCACAACGCCGGGACGATGGTGCGTAGAAGGGATGTCAAGATCATCTATTTGCCTCCCTGTTCGAGGGTGATGGTGCCGGTCAGGTTGGCCAGTGCCTTCTCCGCGCCGACCTGCGCCGCGGCGGTGACGGCGGCGAGGTCCACGGGGGAGCCCGCGGCGGCCACGACAGCCTTTAGTGCGGCTTCCAGTCCGGCCAGTTTCGCGGTGGACGCCTGCGCGGCGCGGGTGCCCTTGGCGATGAAGTCGCGGATGCCTTCCTGGCCGCCGTCCACGTTGATTGGGCCGGTCTGGTCTGCGGCCTTCTGCGCGGCGCGGGTGCCGTCTGCGATGAACTGGCGGAGGTCAACGTCTCCGGTGCTGGTGTTGATAGGGGCGAGCTTGGCTTGGATGTCTGCCAGCTGCTTAGTGATGCTGTCGATGTCGGCCACGGTGAGCCCTCCTGTTTTGATGGCGCCTTGTGCGGCGAGTCCGAAGTCGGTTATTACGGGGATGCCTTGCACGTCCTCAGTCCAGCCCCGATAGGTCAGATTCATGCCGTAGTAGGCGTAGTACCGTTCGAGGTCGGCGAGATCCGGGTGATGGTGCGGCGTGTTACTAAGGTCAGACGTTGAGTAGACAGACCCGTTCGGGGCCAGCAGGACGATGTGCCCGGCTGGTTCCTTGTCGAGCCCGTAGTGGACCGGAACCCAAACACCGGGCGGAAAGTTCCGGTCCCGGTGCTTAGTCTTGGATGCCTCCCACGCGGCGGTCGCGGTCGGATAAACCGCCGGCTGCCCGAAAGCCTGGCGCACATATTGCAAGCACCATCCGGGCTTGCATGGGATGTTCGGGTTAGGTGTGACGGCTTGCGCGTAGCCCATGTGTACTCCTAGTCGTAGAGGCCTTCGGGCCATTCGGGCGGCGGCGGCGGGTTGCCGGCGTTGATATGTTCGCGGAGTTTGTTGATGTAGTTGTCGCGGATCATTTCGCGGCGTTTGGCTTTGCGCTGCTCAGTTTCGAGCCCGTCGATCCGCCCGCCCTGCCGTGTGAGCTCTTCCTGCAACTGGTCGATGAGCGCGTTCTCCGGCCTGCCTTTGTTCTGGATTTTGGAGGTCATCCATGCGCCGCCGAAGCCGATGACAGCGACGAGGGCGCCGGGGCCGATTTGTGCCCAGTCCATTAGTCCCCCTCGGCCCGGCGGAGTTGATCCTGCAGCGCCGCGATGGTGCGTTGCTGTTCCGCGATGGTGGCCCGCTGGTCCGTGATGATGTCTTGGAGCGCGCTGACTTTCGCGACGAATCCGAAGATGAGAACTGACGGGGCGAGCCAGCCGATAGCGGAGTTCACGAGGGTGAAGTCTTGGAACCCGGTGAATGCCCAGATGAGCAGGTAGCCGACTCCCCAGCCGAGCGCCACGCCCGCCAGTAGGGACAGTCCTTGCCTGGTGTGGCGGTTGACCATGTCCACGACGCATAGGACCGCGACGACGCCCCAGAGCCCGGACCAGACGCCGAGTAAGTGCCCGCCCCCGGCGATGATCGCTTGCGCTTGAGACAGGCCGTCCGGCCCGATGGTGGCGTAATAGATGGACTGCCGGAGCGCGTAAACGGCCCCCATAGTCAGGATGATGTTGCGGCCGATCATGACGCGGCGCTCGGGTCTAGGTTTCCTCATGGCCGCCTAGATGTAGTAGGTCGCGTTTAGGGTGAACATCGCCAGGGTGGTGAGGTTGAACTTCGCCTGTCCGCGGATACTCATCACGCCCGTGTCGGTGTCCAGCGCCACGGTCGCGTGGTTGTTGTTCGTCCCGCCCGAGATTGCTACGGGCAGGTACTTGGTCACACCAGAGTTGCCCCGCGCCGCGGATGGGATGACGGCGCCGAAGTTCGCGAACGACGCAGACGGGATCTCTCCGGTCGCTCCGGTGCGCTTGACGTTGATGTCCACAGTTACCCGGCGTTTAGCCCCGGCGGGCTCCACAGCGATCGTTCCCGTCAGCGAGTAGCCGGACACGCCGAGCGGGGCATACGTTGCGACGGCGGAAGAGTTCCATTCCGGCACGCCGTTGGCGCCCAGTGTCCGGGCCCAGTCGACGCCGTTGATGTTGACCCGCGTCCCGATGCCGGTCAGGTACGAGCGGACCATGTCGTCCTTGGCGAACAGGCCACCGTTGGACGCCCAGACGCGGAGGTCGATGATGGTGTCCGGTGCCAGCAGGCCCGCTTTCCACTTCACGAGCGCGATAGGCTGGTCATCCTCAACGCCCGGGCCTATCTTGCGGCCGGCGGGGATCTCCATTTTCGTGCCGCCCTGGACGACAGCGAGAGTGGACGGGCCTCCGAGCGCCGGCTGCCAGTTGCGGCGCACGACGATAAGGTCCCAGCGGGTGCCGGAGCTGATCGTCGCGCAGTTCACAACCTGATCCGTCGTCGCCGTGTCAGTGACGCCGAACCCGTGAGCCTTCCCTGCTTTCACGAGGACCGCGTACCCGATGGACGGGTGAGCCGTGACCTTGAAGTCGTCCACGCCGTAAACCCCGTAGTCGGGCACTCCGCCGCGGCTCTTCGCCCGGTCTGTCTCGGTCACAACACCGTCATAAAAGACGCTCGTCAAAGCCATTAGCGGGCCTTCCTGTCTGAGTTGTCGCGCTTCAAAGCGCGGAGTTGTTTGGCTAGTCGCGTATCCGGGTCGTCGGAGCGTTCGCCGACAACGGGGGTAGCGACGTCGCCGTCCTTATCCCAGGACAGCCGGGCCTCGCGGAGCACATCCGTAAAGGACTGGCCGTTGATGACGGCGGTCACGCGGTCGCCGATGTGGAGGCCCTTGCCGCCGAGCCGGAAGTGCTCCGTTTCGGAGAGCTCCAGCGCGAGGCCGGTGAGCGGTGCGCCCTCGGCTAGTGCCTCGTTGGCGCGGTCGGTGTAGACGTCGCCGGAGGACGAGTCGCGGGCGTCCTGCAGCGTCTCGATGATGTCTGTCCATGCGGTCTCGCGGGCCGTGTCTTGGAAGCCCTTGAACGTGCGCGCCACGCCCTCACCTTGGCCGCCGACGACGACGCGGGTAGTGTTCGGCGCCGCGAGCGAGTACGTCCCGCCGATGACCGTGCCCTTTTCCGGGGACAGGGTGTGCGGGTAGGTGCGCGGCGTGTAGCAGTCCAGCAGCAAGCCGGCGCCGGACTGCTTGACCGTGACGCCAATGCCGGCCTGATCGACCGCCGGAAACAACCGATCGTAGACAGGGTGAAACCGGAACGTGTATTTCCCGATAGCCCCGCGGCCAAGGTCCGGGGCCACCGTGAGAGGGAACCCGAGCCGGGCCGCGTTCTCAGCCATAACCGTCTTCACGACAGTCTCAGCCGGGCCGTTGATCGACCGATATTCGACACTCTGCCCAGTGAGGGCGGCGCCGGGCACCGGCCAGGCCAGCCAGTTATTCAGGATCCGGAAGTCGTCCTCTACCGTGAAGACCAGTGTGGACGCCGCCGTAAATTCGCCGGTAGCGAGGCGCACGGGGCCCGACATCTGAAACTCGCCGTGACGGTAGATCATCACCCGGGCGCCCGGTGCCATGAGGTCGGCCGCCCGGCGATGGTCTGAGTCGATCGTGAACGTCGCCGTGGACTTGATGTTGTGCCGGATGACCGGCTTTAGATCGAGCGGCCGCCCTACCCAGCCCCGGAACTGCCAGCCGGCATAGACGACGATCTCGTACGGAATCTCAGAGGCCATTACCATGCCCGCCTGTACTTGTTCCGAACCTCGGCAATAACGACTCCAGCGCCTGTCATCGAGATAGTCAGCGGCCGGTCCTGGCCGCGGGGGATCGCGGCGAACGCGGATGCCGGGTCAAGCTCGGCAGTCCGGTCCACAGGGGACTTGATGACCTTGGCCACCGCATCCCACTGCCCATACCAGAGCACCTGACCGTTTACGGGGTCAGTGTCGAGTTGCACCGCATAGCCCGCCGGGATGGTGAAGGGAACGATGATGTTCTTCCCGTCGACGCCGAACGAGACAGCAGTCGTCGCACCGATGACCGTCCAAACCGGGTACGCCGGCACGTCGCCGTCGTTCGTGAACGTCGCCGAGCCGAGAGAGCCGCCGGGCGATAGGTAATAGATCGCCTCGGCAGGGTATCCGTAGGCGGCGCGATCCTCGGATGTGATGTAGAAGCTGCGGACGTCGTCCGCGCCCCACGACTTCGTTACAGTTTCCCCTATCCAGTACGGCTGATCCGCTAGAAGCGTGATGCCGTAATTTGCCCATCCTCTCCGGACAGGGTCGTTGCTTTGGTTGTCGTCGGCGCTGATGAGCCGCAGCCCCAGCGTGCGGCGGGAACCGTCCGGAAGGTCCGCCGCCCATGTCCCTTCCATATCCGGATCGAGGGACTGCCAGAATGCGCGGTCCCTCTCAACGAACGCCGCCGAACCCTCATCCGAATACAGGTAGAGCGGCCAGAAGACCTCGCGGTCCTTTACCGTCGTGCCCCGGTGCCGCGAGCCGGCCACGACCGGCGACGAGCTCGACTGCCGCTCAAATCCTGGCATGGCCAGGCCCCTGACGCCGGGCCTCAGAAAGAGGCCCGACGCCGGGTTAGTCAGCTCCCACTCCGACCCGTCCCAGCCAGTCCACGACAGGGCAACGCCCCGCCATGACGCGACCTTGGGCGGCGGCGGCGTGTACGGCAATGCAAGAGCGAAATTCGCCACACTGATCTCCTAAATGCCGAACGCGGCGAAAGTGTCCCTGCGCTTGGTTTCGATACGGTCTGCGACCTCATGCGGATCCCAGCCCACGTTTCCGTAGAAGTTGGTGTCTCCACGTCCGCCGCCTTGGGTAGCGATCCGGCTGACGTCGGCCCACTGCTGCGGGTTGAGGATCGCCTCGGGCTTGCCGGTGCGGTTCACGACCTGCGAGACGCCCGGGGGCAGGACGCCGCCGAGGTCATACAGTGCCGGGCCCGCCGCCGAACCGTGACCGCCCGTGATGAGATCCGTTACCGTGCTGAACAGCTTCTTGCCGACGCCGATGGCCATGTCAGCGATGAAACCGCCGGCAGGGAACGCGCCCCGGAACGTCGACAGCAGCCCGTCGAGGATCCCAGCAAGAGGGTTGAAGCCGCCGCCGGACGGTACGCCCGCGCCGGAAAGGTAGCCGAGCGGGTTTACGTCGTTAGGCCAGCCACCGGCGAACGTGCCAAAGTGCAGGTGAGGCCCGGACGTGATGCCCGTGTTACCCGAGAGGCCGATCTGCTGCCCTGCCCGGACCATGTCGCCCACGCGGACAGCCATCGAGCTTAGGTGCGCGAACCACTCCTGGATCCCGGACTGGCCGTCGATGTGGATCTCATTGCCGCCCCACACGTTGCCCGCCTTGACGCCAGGACCGGACCACGACACGCGCCCGTTCTCCGTTGCGAACACCGGAGTGCCGACGCCCGCGGCGAAGTCGACGCCCTTGTGGATCCGGTTGTAGCCCTGAGTCAGTGCCAGCGACTTGAGCGGGTTCACGAACCCGCCGTTCGCGTACCCGTCCAGGGACTTCGCGAGCGCGTAGAGGTTCCGGACCCCGCCCTTTTTGGTCTGCCGCTTCGTGAAGACGAACTCGCCGCCGTGCACGACGCCCTTGGGCTCGTCCTTCGCCCCGTCGCCCGTGTACCCGCCGGTCATGAAGCCCTTGGGGAGCGCCACGCGGGGCAGCTTGTCAACGCCTGGCAGGAAGCCCGCGACCGTGTTGAAAGCGCCGATAAGGCCGTCATTGATGACTGTGTCGACGACGAACCGGACAGGCGCCTTAGCGATCTCCTGCAGCTTGTCCCAAGCCGTCTTGATGAACCCGACGCCACTATTGAACGCATCAGGAATCGTCTTCGTAATGAAGTTCGACAGCGTATCGAACACGGGCTTGATGACGTTGTCCCAAACCCACTTGATCGCCCCGCCGATGTTGTCAAACGCCGGCTTGATGATGTTCTGGTAGAGCCACGTAAACCTCGGGGCCAGTTCGTTGTTGATGAAGCCCACCAACGCGTCGAACACCGGCTTGATTACGTTGTTCCACACCCAGTTGATCGCGGCGCCGATGGCATCGAAAACAGGCTTGATAACGTTGGCATACAGCCAGTTCAGCGCGTCCGGGATGACGACGGTAAACACGTTCACCCAAGCGTCGAACGTCGGCTTGATGACGTTGTCCCAGACCCACCGGACAGCAGTGCCGATAGCGTCAAAAACGGGCTTTATCACGACGTCATGCAGCCAGGTGAATACAGCGGCGAACACGTCGCGGATAAAGCCGATGGCACCATTGAAGATGCCCACGGCGGCGTTCCACCAGCCCGAAATCGTGTTCCCGATCCCGGCGAACGCCTCGACCATCCGATCCCAGAAGAACTTGAAGAGCGGGATAACGATGTTCTGGATGACCGACACGACGAGTTGGAAAATGCCACGGAAGAACAGGTAGAAGCCGCCAATGATGACCGCAGCCGAATCGAATATAGGCTTGATCGAAGTGTTGTAGAACGCCGTGAACACATCGCCGACAAACTTGACCGCCGCGGAGATGCCATCGAAGGCCGGCTTGATGACCGAGTTGTAAACCCAGTCGATGACCGCCGCGATCCCGTCAAAGACAGGCTTGATTACGTCCGTCCACAGCCAGTTGAAGAATCCGCCGACAGCCTTAAGAGCAGCGTCTACGCCGTCCTTGAACCAACCAACATTGTTGTAGGCCCAAACAAAGCCAGCGACGAGTGCGGCAATAATTCCGATGATCCAGCCGACCGGGCCGAGAGCGATAAACCACGCTGCGGCCATCTTGACAGCCTGAATAGTTGCTTGAGCAGCCATGGCAATCCAGCTGCCAATAATTGCAACCCTCGCCACTGCCATCGCAGCCACAGCCTTTATCGAATCCCACTGGTACATGGCCCAGATAGCCGCAGTAATAGCACCGGAGCTAACGGCAGCCGCGGCCATGGATACCCAGCCGGCCACCATGACAACCACGGCCCATGAATGGGTAAATGCACCCTTGACCGCGGCACCCTTCGACGTAGCCCACGCCTGCGCTTGCTTGGCGGCGGACGCGGTCGCCTCGACGCCGAGAGCTACCCAGTGCGGAATCAGGGATGCGACGATGAGCCCGGAGATGATGACGATAGGGTCGCGGAACTCCCAAAGCTTCTTCGCTACGTCCCCGAAAATGGACACTGCGCCGTCGAACGCGCCACGAATGCCAGCGCCCGCCTTAACCCAGTCGGCCAGTTGAGCACCGAACTGTTCGCGGACGTCGGCGTTCATCGTGAGGCCCGCCCATAACTGATACAGTGCGTCTTTCGCGTCGAATAGGAAGGTTACGAAAGGTGAATCTTCCTCCCACCCGAACGCCTTGTGCAGCGCCCCGCTAAAGTCATCCTTGACGAACAGGTCATAGAGGCCCTGCGCGGCAGTGCTGGTCCACTCCATAGCTTTCCCGAGGCCATCGGAAAGCGCTGTTACTGCCGTCGTTGCGGCTGGCTTGATTGCGTCGAGCGCCGTCATAAGGCCGCCGTTGATGGTTGCCTGGAGGTTGCCGACAGCGCCCTCGAATGTCTTGGTGGACTTAGCCGCCTCGACTGCTACAGGCTTAGTGCCGAGCTTCATTAGGGCAGCGTTGAACTCGTCAGACGTGATCTGCCCGTCAGCCATCGCGTCACGGAAATTGCCCGTATATGCTCCGGCCTCTTGCATGGCCTTCATCAGAGGGCCCGCCGCGCCAGGGATAGCGTCCGAGAGCTGGTTCCAGTTCTCGGTGGTCAGCTTCCCGGCACCGGCCGTCTGCGTCATAACCATTGCCACGGACTTGAACGTGTCCGCGCTGCCGCCCGCCACAGCGTTGAGGTTGCCCGCAGCCTCGGTCAGGCCCTTGTAATCCTTGACGCCGTTAGACGCGAGCTGCGCCAGCATGTTCTGGATCGTGGGCAGGTCATAAACTGTCGCGTCGGCGTAAGCTTTCGCGGCCTTCGTCGCGGCGTCTACACCAGACGTGTCGATCCCGGCGAAGTTCATCGTTGCCTTGAACTTGTCCGTAGCGTCAGAGGCTCGGACGGCTTCGGCGACAAACTTGCCAATGCCGACAGCAACTATCGCGCCACCGATCATGCCGGTCGCGGCCTTTATGCCCGACGCAACGCCGCCGCCGATGTCGCGGCCCGCCTTCGCCCCCTGCGAATCCAGCCCCGAGAGCTCCCGCCCGATAGATTGCTGCATCCCCTTGAAACTCGGCTTGACCAGCACCTCAGCGAGACCGATAACGGGCACTGTAGACCTCCTGCTAAATATCGTCGGGTGTGAATCCGAACTGACCGACGAAAGCTTCGGCCCAGCTACGTTCTGCCGCGGCGATGGCGCGGTCAATCTCGGTAAACGGCGCCGGGAACGGCTTCTCTTCGCCAGGCTTCCCGCCGGCCGCGGCAATACTGACTTGCTTTAGTGCTTTGATGGCGTGGAGGATCTCGCGGAGCATCGTGGCCGTGAGGTCGAACTCGGATACACGCGGAGACCAGGGATCCTCGGAGCGCGGCGCCGCGGCGAGTGCAGCGGCGGCCTCCGGGTCGTTGGCTATTGCCTCGTTGAGCCGGCAAGCGGTCGGTAGGTTGTCGATCAGTTCGAGCAACGCAACCCAACGCCTGCCCGCGTACCATTCCGCGAGATCCACGCCGAACTCCCGTAGAAGGTCGGCGCGGATCTGCGGACGGTAGCGCGTTAGGAGCTCGCGGAGGCGGTATCTTCCCCCGGGTTGCCGACAGTCTGCTGATAGTAGGCAAGCACGCGCTGAATAAGGACCTTGTGAGTCCTCAGCGGAACCCTCGCGGCCTTGTACGCTTCATAGTCGGCCTTCGACAGCCACTTCGCCAGGAACTCGGAGTCACTTTTGCCGGGCTGATCGAGGTCGGCGAAAAATTCCTCGGCCTCGTCAACAGGCAGGTCGAACAGGTCCGGGAACGTGATCCGCTTGGAACCGGACAGCGCCAGGACGAACGGCTCCGGCTTGACTGCCTCCGCCTCAAGCGCGGCGAGGGACAGGTTTACATTCGGCTTGTCAATGGCCATGTGGGTGTTACCTCCGGGTGGTGAGGGTTGGGTGGGTTTACTTGGTGGACTTGGAAGCGTCAGCCTTGACGGCGTCGGCTTCCTTTACTGCGGTCGTGCGGGCCTTCTGCTCGACGTAGCCATCACGTCGCAGCTCGGCGGCCTCGGTCGGAACGGCGGTCTCGACGGTGTGCTGGCCGTCCTTGGAAGTGAAGCGGGGCATGATTACTCCTTGGTTTCTGGCTCGTAGGTCTTTGCGAAGATGTCCGGCTTGCACGGGTAGAATTCGCCTTGCACGCCCTTGATGATGAAGTCGCCGTACTTCGCCCACATGAACCCTTCGAGGGTTTTGACTTGGAATGCGTGAGTCGTCTCGATTCCGCCCTGCCTCATGAGGTAAGGCGACATGACTTCTACATCGCCGCCGCCGTCGAGAACCCATGCGGCCACGTCTTGGCGGCTGTCTCTGGTTACGTGCATGGCCTCGATAACGACGGGCTTCTTTCGATACAGCTCCGGCATATCGGCTCCTAAGTTGTGCGGGTGGTGGTGGTAAACGGGCGCGGCGCCCCACCCGGAAAACGCCGCGCCCGTGCTTGTGGGAGGCTAGGCCCCGGCGGTGAAGCCCAAGATGTCCTTGTACTTCAGCGCGCCTGTGCCGCCGATGTAGTGGCGGACAGGGGTGCCGATCTCGGAGTCAGTGAAGACGTCGAACGTGAGCGGCTGCTGCACCGGATCGCCCGTGCCCCACTTCTGGGAATCAGTCGACGCGAGCTTCACGGAACCGTAGCCGCGGCCGAGGACCCAGTTGTCAGCCGCCGGCCCATCGTTGCCGATGACCAACAGCCGGTATTCCTGCCCGACAGGCAGGTCCGGTTCCTCGAAGACGATTTCACCGGTCGTGGCGTCCTGGGTTACGCCGGACAGGTCGGTCCCGTAGGTCAGCTCCAGCATGTGCTTACGGCCAGTTTCCAGCGGCGTGAACGTCACGCTGCGGGCAACTTCGGTGATGTCGGAGCGGACAGCGGAGGCGTAGCCGAGCGCGGTCACGTCTTCCTTGTTGATGTCGCGCCCGAACTCGTAACCGTCCGGGGAGACGATGCCGATCGGGAGGAACCCGGCGGCCTTGAGGTCGACCAGAGTGCCGCCGACGCCGAACAGCGTTTCGGGCAGCTCGACGGTTGTGGGGGCGAGGAAAGCAACAGCTTTCTGAATTTTGCGGATCAGATTGCGCTCGTCGGCGTCCTGCTGAATGGTGCTGAATGTAGGCATGGGTAATTCGTCCCCTTTCAAGGGCTCAGAGTTGGTTACGTCCCCCGAACGGGGCTATAAGGGTCGTGCAGTGACGAGGAACGTCGCTGTGGCCTTGTTGAGCGTGTCGGACTGGTAAGGGACATCGGCGGCAGTGATGTCCGCCTCGATACTGTCGATGAAGCCGGATCCGGTTTCGATGTCGGTGCCGATAATGGAAGCGGCAATAGACACGAGGGTCCGTTCGGCGTCCTGGCCGGGCGCGTAAACCTCGATCGTCGCCCGGTCAACCTGATCCACAAACCCGCGGGTGCCGCCAGTGACGTAGATAAGCGCGATCGGGAACGGGCCCTGCAACGCGCCGTAATCGTCCGCCGGGAGCTGGTAAACCGCCCGGACAGGTTCGCCCAAATGGACCGCCCCGTCGATCAGGTCGAATAGCGCGTCCCGCGTGTCAGGGAAGACTAGAGCGTCAATCATTGGCCCCTCGTTTCCATGGACTGCGCAACGCGGAGCAGGATCGCATCGCGGGTGTCTCGCCAGTCGCGGCGGGACTCGCGCACAACGGCGCCGGCCCGGCGCTCATTCGCCCAACCAGCCAGCACCGTCGTCGACTGCGCCGTGTAATCACCCTTGCCGACCGCCTGAGCGTTACCCGCCAAACGCTGCGCCGCCGCGAGTGTTGCCGCGCCGACCGCCGCCGACGTGCCAAGCTCGCGGAGGCCAGCGTCGTCCGCCATGTACCGTTTAGAACCGCCGACTCTGTGAAGTGCCATCAGGTCATCACCAGCCCTATCTCCCAGCCGTGCGGCCACTCACCGGGACGCCCGTCAACCGACCACGTCCCGGCCATGCGCTGCCCGGCTGGCACGCGGATCCGGTCAGCGGGTAGGAACGTGAAACCCGGGTCGCGGTACAGGACCGCCGTGGAAGACACGACGTCGGCGCGGTCGGTCGCCTCAGCCGTTGCCCGAGGCGCGAGAATGCAGTCCATCACTGCGATCTCCTGCCCCGGCAAAGGGTTACCCTTGGCGTCACGGCCGCCGCCCCGGAGGACAACGACGTCGACGCGCCAGGACTTCGGGAACCGCTTGACGATGCCCATCAGGCGCCCTCATAGATCGGGGCGCCCGCGATGTCCACACCACACGAGCAGTACGTCGCGCCGAAGTTCAGATTGCACCACGGCAAATGCTGCACAGCGCCCATGTCGGCGATTTGCACGCCGAACGCCTGCTGTTTGCCCTCGCCTAACGCCTTCTTCTCCTGCTTTGTCAGGTAGAAGTCAGCGTCAGGATTCCGGACCTTGCCGCCCATGTTGAATGGGCCCGCGCCGACCTGGAACGACTCCACACCGGCCATGTCCGAATCATCGGCCTGCATCGCCCGGCGCACAACGGCGCACACGATACGACGGCGGGTCTTGGGATCAGCCGAGCCCGCCGTCGTGACCGTGTCAAGGATGAACTGTGAAGCGTCTTCGAGCTGGATCGTCGCGTGAGCGTCAGCACCAGTAGGCATGTCCGGCCAGCGATCGCGGAACTCCTGCAACGTTGCGAACGGGAACGGGAGAACATCAGTCACGGCCGGACCTCCTAGCTAGTTGCGTGTGCGCCGTGCGGGCTTGTCGTCCGCCGCGGGCTTGTCCCTGGTCGGCACGTAGTCCGGGCCAAGGTTCTCAGCGTCAGCGTCGGACACGTTCACTACCGAGCCGGTCTGCTTGTTAGTGAACCGGGGCATTACGCGACCTTGTCCTCGACCACGGCGAAGCGGTCGGCGAAGACGTACCAGCCGTAGACGATTTCGAGGCGGAGCGCGATCTGGTTTTTGCGCTTGAGGTCGCCCTGGCCGTCCGGGTCGCCGAAGCGGATCAGCTCGACGGGCAGCTCGCGCTGGATGCCCCAGCGGATGCCGGACTGGAAGTCGCCCACGATGGCGCGGACCTTCGTGTCGGTGGCCTCCGGGGTGCCGGCTACTGTGTTGCCCTGCGCCGCGTTGATGCCGAGGATCGACGTCACGTCAGTGCCGAAGCCGAGGTTCGGGTAACGCTGAACACCGGACGGGGAGCCGTCCGCGTTCTTGGTCTGCAGGTTCGCCAGGGACCACGCGAAACGCGGATCGATGGCCACGCCGTTGACGCCCCACGAGGTGTCAGCGTTGAGCAGCAGACCGACAGCGGCGCGGAGGTCGGCGTCAGCGTCAGCAGTGCCGATCTCAACGCGCTTCGTGGTTGCAGTCACGTAGTTGTCCCACGTGCTGATAACCGAGCCCGTGAGCGGGTTGATCCGGTGGTAGAGGCCGAGGTCAAGGGCGCGGGAAAGAGCGACCTGGCCGGCAGTACCGAGCTGGCCCAGGATGTTGAGCTGGTAATCCTCGTCAGCCCACTGGACTTCCTCGTTGAACCGCATCGTGACCTGCGCCTTTTTCGGCTTGGCCGTGACGCTGCCGAAACCGCCCGTGGTGGAGCCCTTGTCGGCGCCTTCCTCGACGAACTCGGCCTTCGGGAAGTCGTTGAACGTGATGTAGTCCGTTTCGCCGAACCGCTGCGGTTCGGAGCCGGACAGCTTCGCGACGGTGGACAGGGTGCGTGCCTGCTGGATCATGCCGTCCGCAATGTTGCGGGGCAGCAGAACCTTGGCATCTGCGGAGCTGAAAACAGCCATTGTGGTGCCTCTCGTTAGGTATTACCGAACAACGACTTCACGGCTTGCCGCTCTGCGCTGTCCGGGATGGTGTCGGGGGTCCGCTCCTGGCCGTGGATGACCGGCGCGGATGGTTTCAAAAGCTCGGCGAGGTCGGCGGCGTGGGCTTCGAGTTCTTCGCGGGTGTTGCCCCGCAACGCGGACGCCGGAACGCCCTTAGCCTTGGCGACATCAGACACAATCTGCGCCCGTTCCGCTTTGGTCTCGAACTCCTTGACCTTGCCGTCAAGCTCGCTATTAGCGGTCTCCAGCTCCCCGATACGCGACTGGAACGTCTCGACCTGCGCGGCCTTCGCCTTGAGGTCGTCGTAGTCGGCATAGGACGCCTTCACACGCGCTACCCGATCCTGGATGATGCGGTTCAATTCCTCCTGCGAGGCAGGTGCCTTGAACTCGCTGGCCTGATCGGTACTGTCTCCCGCTGCTGCGGTGTTTTCGGTGTCGCCCATGGCGAAACACCACCTTTCCGTTTGGCCCCGTCGGGCATTCGTGAACCGCGCTACGGGCGCGTACCGCTTAGCGGGAGAACCGCCGAAGATTTGGGCACAAAAAAACCGCCCGGTGAGAGGCGGTTAATTCAGTGCAGGGGATGAGGCTATTGGGCGAGCTCGATCTCGCGGGCCCGCCATGTGCGGGCCATGTTGAAACCACGGATCCAAGCAGTGCAAAGCTCCGGGTCGGTCGACATCCGGTAAGGATTATCGCGGCCCGAAACCTCCGCCTGATACGACTTCGCCCCGAGCTGCTGAGCGGCCAGGATCACGTCATCAGAAAGTTGACCTGTCACGGAATGCCTGCCCCCTCTCATAACCCATATTGCGGACGGTCTGCGCTGCCTTACGGTCAGTGTCCCAACCGTACATCTTGTAGCGGAATGAGCCTAGCGTCTCGCGCCCCTGCTCTTCCCACCAGCGTAGCAGTTCCTCCGAAGCGTACTTCCGAGCCGTCACAGCGGATCCGGTGAAGATGTCGAGCTCAAGATCCTGGCCCAATTCCCGAGCCCGCTTCTTGCCGGCCGCGTTCAGCAGCACGCCGTTTAGGTCATCCAGCGCCCGGCTGTATTGGGCCATCGCGTAATTCTGGTATTCCTCAGACGCCCGCTCGACTTGCGTTAGGTTGCGGGTCTTCCGGACGGCCGGGTTAGTGACCGGCGACGGATCCAGCTTGACCGGCTCCGGCGGATCCTCAGCCAACGACGCCACCTGAGCGCCAGTCGAGCGCGTGTCTACGCTCATGTACTTGGCATCGCGCTCGTCCATCACGTCCATGATTTTGTCGAAGACGGCCGGGTCGTCGGCGTGCTTCGACATCAGCTCCGCGAGGTCGCCGTCGCTCATGTGCAGCGTTGAGTGGTAGGTGATGGTGTCCGCGAGAGCCTGGCCCGCGAGTGCCGCCGGAGCCGCTGCCACGGTCGCGGATTCCCGGGCCGCCACGCTGGTCGCCGCGCCCTGGACGGCACGGCGGCCGATGCCGTCCCTCACGACGTCGGGAAAGTTCCGCCGCAACGAAAACGCTGCGGCTTTCAGTTCCCGGTTCTTGTCGTCGGCAGGCAGTGAGGCCAGGAACGCCCGAACCTCCGGACTGTCATCCTTGATCGCGTGCTTGTACATCGCGTAGTAATCATCAGGCAGATAATGCTTCGGATAGTCGGACGGCTTCGCGATCCGGACAACCTCACAGTCGCAATGCCCGTGGAACTCGTTGCCGGAGCCGAATTTCTTACTTCCTGCCGACTTCTCAGACACGTAAACGGCATCCCGCGAGGCCATCATCAGGCAAAACGCGCAAGTGGTCTTGCCGGTCGGCACGCGGGCGAACCGGACGCCCTCACGCTTCGCATTAGCCGCCATCGTGTCCCGGCCAGGCTGCTTCACGTACTTATCCGTAGCCATCAGCAGCGGCCCGAGCATCGCGGCCGGGTTCGGGGTCCACAAATTGCCCGCCATATAGCGCACGTTCGCCGCCACGGCCTCAGCAGGCACGCTAGGCGCCGTCAGTGCCCGGAACCGTCCAGAGGCCCCAGACGCGGCGCGTAGCTCGTCATACCAATCCGCGGCGATAGTCGCCACGTCGTCGCCGTACTGCTGCGACAGGACCGGAACGAACTCCAACAGGGCATCCCGGGCCACCTCCGGCCGAGACAGATCCAGCGAACCGAAAAACGCCTCCATGTCAGCCTGAGCCTTCGCCGATAGCGTCTCGCTAGCCGACCGGAACCGCTCCACTTCCGAGGTTGCCACCATTCGGGACTACCTCCTGCGGCTGCTGCGGTTGTGCGGGTACTGCCGGCGGCTGCGCGGCGGCCACGAGCGCGTCGATCCGTGCCCCGGCCTGCGCCTTCTTACGATCCTCGACGAGCCGCTCGACCCGGTCCTCATCAAAAACGGTTTCCAGCAGCACCGGAGAGCTCGCAATATCCGGGTTAGCGCCGGCAATCTTGACGTAAGCGTCAGCGTTCGCCGACGTCGACCGGAATTCCGGATCGGAGAACCGCGCCGACAGCTTCCACGCCTCTTTAGGTGCCTCGGTCAGCCCATCGCGGACCATGATGGCCAGCGTCGCGATTTCCTTTACTGCCGTGGCCAGGACGAACTTGTTCTGATACGTGACGTCGATCAACAGATCATGCTCCGCGGCCCGCATAGCCTCCGCCGACGACGGATTATCGTGGATGATGCCCAACGACGACAACGGAATCCCGGTCTCACCCGAAAACGCCGACGCCACAGTCCGGAGCATGTCCGAGTGCGGCGTCATCGTCGCCTGCTGCAACTGCTTGATATTCGGCACGTTGCCGTCAGCGTCACGAGTCAGCGCGATCAGCCGATCCATGGCCAGCTTGAACTTCTTCTGCTCCGAAACCTCGCCGAAAGAGTCCGGATCGATACCCTCAATAGCAAGCTGCGGGGAACTGTAGAACTCCGCATTGCCTTCCATGCGGACATAAGCGCGGACAGCCATGTCCGTAAGCGCCATTACCGGGTTAGTGATCCTCGACCGGCCGAACGGCTTACCCAACTGCGGGTCATACGTCAGCGGCGCCACGAGGGTCCGGCCGATCTTGTTCTCGATCCGCTCCGTCGACCAGCGGCCCGTCAGGTTACGCGAGCACCGGAGCACAACAGTCGGCAGGTAGATCAGGAACTCCGACGGCTTGTCCTCACTAATCGCCGAAATGGTCAGCGCCGCCGAGATCCGACGCTTACGCCGGTCATAGATCGCTGCGCACGACTCCGCCGAATGCGCCTGAATCTGCACCGGAGCCTCGCCCGCGTCACCCTTCGCCACCGTCATAAGCGAAACGCCATGCTTGTACGCCGAAACAATGCCCTGCGACAGCTCCAAACCGAAGTTATTAGCATCCAGCACGGTCCCAAGCTCGAACGGATCCTCGGAGCCCGGGAGCCGGAGCCCCTCGAACTGGGAACGGATCGCCGCCTTCCGAACCGCCATCGTCGCCCAGCCGAGGAAAAACTTAGCGTTCTTGAGCTGCGGTGGCAGGGTCAAGCCCAGATCCTTGAACGACTGCTCTGCGTCGTAATACAACGACCGCTTGAGGTTCTTCGTCCGGCGGCCGGTCCACGTCGAGATGAGCTGCTTAATGGTGCCCAGCTCGTCATCGGTCACGTTGTCGATCCGCAGACCTGCTATGTCGGCAGTAGTCCATTCAGCCACAGGGCATCCTGCCTCTCAGTTGCAATTCTCTACAGGAAGCCTGCTCGGCGTCCTGGTCTACGTTTCGTTGTCTTCGCGCCCCAATAGGCAAGAGTCACAGCATCAAGCAAGGCCACATTGCCGCCCTCCGGCGCCGCCCAGCCAAACCCGCCATTCGTGCCGATCTTCCGCTTCTCAGCAGCCTTGACCTGCTCGTCAAGCTCGGCCTGCCCACGGTGCGTCAAGTCCTTAGACCCGATCGCCGCCTCAACCATGGACGTGCCCGTCGTGATAGTGTCCGTGCCTGCCGTGATGATCGCCGACGCCGGCACCTTCGCCTCGCGGAGCGCGTTCACGAGGTAGCCCACGCCCGCCTTACCGTCCACGACGATCTGAGCCGCGTTCTCGTGGTGATCGACGAGCCAGTCGATCAGCCAGGCAGTGCCGTCACCCATCGCGGCGAGCTTGATGCCCTCCACATGGACCGGGCCGCCATCTTCCGGGCGGATCGCCGCTGCCAGCGCCACGCTCGAACCGTCCACAGCGAAGCGGACAGCGTAGACGCGGCGGCCCTCGGTCGGAACCTTAGCCGGCGGGATCTTGAGCGCATCCCATGACGTCGGCGCAATGGCCTTCTTCGTGAGCGCCGCATCGTCCCACTCGCCATAAGCCTCGCGGCGGAAACTCTCATCCGAACCCAGCAGCTTCCGCATACGCTGAATCGCGGCATCGCTGGTCCGGTGCGGATAGGACGGGTTAGCCTTCGCCAACTGCTTCCGGTCGTCCAGGCTCGCGCCCTTGTCAGCGGAAAACTCAATGTAGAGCGTGTCCGGATCTCCGCCTAGCGCCGCGGCGCGGACGTTCGTGAAGACTTCGCCCGGATCCTTCGGCCGCGGCGGCGTGCCCATCATGAACACCAGACCGTTTTTCGCCGCGTTCGTCGCCGGGACCATGTCCGACATCGCGTCCGCCGTCAAGATCTGCGCCTCGTCGAGCACGAGGATGTCGACCTCATCGAAACCGCGCCCGAAACCGGACTCGCGGGCGCCGAAGAGGATTCGGGAGCCCTTAGTGAAGGTGATCTCCTGCTCACCGTTCGCCGCCCGGACATTCGCGATATACGGGGCGATCTTCGGCTTCGACGCCATTCCCTGCATCTTCTTGAACGTCTCGTTATGCGTCCTGGTCCGGTGCGCCGTCCAGATCACCGTCAAATTCGGGTGAATGGTGCACAGTGCGAAGACGATGGCGGCAATCAGGTACGTCTTGCCGACCTGACGGGGGATAGACAGCACAACGCCGCCAATGCCAGCCGCGTAGAGGCCATTCTCGCGCTTCCCCAGCGCCAACCGTGCAATGCCCTGCTGCCACAAGTCAAAAGGCATCCCCATGGCCAGCGCACGGTCGCGCACTCCGGGAAATCCTGTCGAGACAATGCCCTCCGGCCGGCAGATATGCCGGGCAACCTCAGATAGCTTCTTCTGACCAATCTTCGTCACTGGAGATAGCTCCCTGCTCGGCCTCTTCGGCCCGCTGCCGCGTCAAAGCATCAATCTCCCGACTCAACTCAATTTGACGCTTAGACAACGACGCCAGGTCACGGGCCGCCGTGTTCTCGTTATCCAGCGCCCGAGCAATCACCCGCCGAATCTGCGTAAGCTCCGCGAGCCGGTCCCCCGCCTCCGCAGCCTCCAGCACCGTCTTAGGCTCATCCTTCGGCGGCGGTTTCTCATCCGGGCGCACGGCGCGCAGTGGAGGACTCTTAGCCATGGCCCGTACCTCCTAGATGGTCAGCTTGTTTCCCGTCACTGCGATATAGCGGCCGGTTGAATAGAACTCGATGCAACGCTCGCCGTCACGGATCACGCGGCCCGGGCCCTCCCGCGCCTGAACAAAGACGTGGACGCCCTCGCCGGACTGCGAAACCTCGGCGAAGATGACCGGCTCGGCAATGGCGGCGATAGCCTCCAGCGCCCACCCGGCCAGCTTGCCGTCAGTGATGCAGTGGTCGAAGTCCCAACAGCCGATGCCGTCGCCGAGGACAAAGCCCAGCCCAACACCGGCAGTCGACTGTGAAACCTGCTCGAACGATGCCCAGGTGCTCGGCTTCGTGGATGAGGCATAGCGGCCGGCGCCGGTCAGTGGGATCTTGTTAGCGGCGCGGCGGACCCAGCGGCGGCGGCTCGTCATCTCAACAGGCAGCTTCGGCTTGCGGGAAGAATAGACGCGGCACTTGGCCGAGCAGAATTTCGCGTCAGCCCGGAGCAGTCGAAGGCTCGCCCCGCAGTATCCACACGCCCTTGATTCCATGGCTACAGTCTACCAGTTGTTACGGATAAATGGCGGAATCTAGCGGATATGCGGGGAGTGCGGATAGCCAAATCTGCACGGGCCGATCTCCCGAGCCGGGGGTCAAAGATGACCAGCGAGCCCCCACCATGACGCCCTGCCGGCCACCAGGCGCCGGAGGTCGTGGAATGCGCCGGCCGTGTGGAAAAAAGGTGGGGAGAGATCGCT